ACATCACTAGGCGCCTTGCTATCCCACTCCCAGTCCTCTTCCGGCGTCACTGGGGTATGGCGCATGAGGTATTCTGGTTCTTCGTCGGTGTAGGTGTGGTCTGGTCCCCAATATGGATGGCCAGGAGGATACTTTTCGTGCGGATCTCTTTCATCATGGTCAGCAAGACTTGGCCGCCCCTGTCTCCACCTCACCGTATCCTCCACGTCCCGAGCCGCCGTGCGCTCGGAGTGGTCATTGAATACCAAATCATCCCGGCTTTCTTCCGCAGCCTCTTCCCGAAACTCAAGATACTTCATGGCCTTGCCGATCTCTTCCCCAATTTCGCCCTTAAATCCAGCCCGAAGCCTGTACTTCAGCTCATTGCCTAGGCAATAAGCCTTGTACGCATCCGGCCCATAGGCGTTTATCAAGATAATTTCGATCATGTCTTTGACTTCCAACGGGTAGTGCAGGGCGTAATGCCCTGGATGGTTGACGCTATCCATTGCCCACCTCCTTCACAAACTGCCCATCCACCATTTTACCTTGCCGGTCCTTGATCTCATTCCAGGCCCACTCAAGACACTCAGCAAATCCCAACCCCTGCATCTTGGCCTGAATGATCAATGTCACTGCTATATCTCCAATGTCGTCTTTGATTGCTCCCCTGATCTCATCACCACTTGCTTGTAACTCCAGGCTTTCCCTAAGCTCATCAATCTCTTCCATCGTCTTCTCAAACTGATCCATCGGGGTAGCCTTCTCCAAAATCCCCCGCTCATCAGCCCACTGCTCCACATTCGCTATCAGCTCTTCCATCTTCATTTCCCATCCCCCTCCAGTAATCGTTGCTGTATTCTACTTTGCTCCACAACCGCCAACCGCAGCTCATGCACCTCTTGCCGTAACTCCGTCATTGCCTTGTGAACCTCCGCCAACATAACCTCATTCGGCTGACTGAAATCTTCCGGCTTAAATATCGGCTCATCAACCCCTACCTCGCCCTGGCCGCATCCCTTGAGCATGTTCACCTCTGTTTATGTCGTGTTTATGTTTTATAAACATTTTTGTTTATTTTTATTAACACCTGACTAAACATATTCCTCAACATGCCATTGCTTCATCTTCACTCATCCCCATGCTCACCTCACACAGCTTCACGTTCTAAGCCCGGCAACCGCATCCACCTATCTTCCTCAACAAACCGGGCCTCCAGGTCGTGGACCGTTGTGTAGTCCTTAAATCCACGGTTATGCCCTGGTATTGCCGCATCCCATTCCAGCATTTGTTGCCAAAGGTCAGGGAAAAAGCGTCTGACCTTCCTTAATTCGCTAATGCGCTGTAGGGGGCAGCAAAAACAAGATACGCGGTTAAAGATCCCATACAGACCACCCCAATCAAACCCACGCGCTAGGCAATACTCCAGAGCTTCAGCCTCTGTGATATCGTATTCAATCAGCGGATACCTGCGCGGGAATTTGCTGTTATACTTTATGCGTTGTGGCTCATCTGCCCCATAACCAATGCAGGAAACTGGATACTCTACGCTTTTGAGATACTTGTTTATGCTGTCCACCTTTTTCCCCGTACACCACCTTCGCATAGGAGAGGGCCAACCGTTGCCAATTCTATGTACTTCACCTTTTTGTGGTCCTTTCTTGGCCACCACCTCGCGCTCAAACATCCAATAAGTAAATGATCTCTTGGGCTCTAATCGCACGAACTTAAAGCCCACATATCGCTCCAGTTTGTCGATATGCTCGTGCATCTGCGGAAATTCCCATCCGGTGTCGAACCAGACCACACTATGAATCGACTCCCCGCGCTCTAGCATCATCAGGAGCATGGCCGTGGAGTCCTTACCGCCGGATAAGCTGATTACGTTATTCATAGACCTCAACCTTCCATTCTCCGCGTTTCTTCTGCGCCATGATCCAACGGAACTGTGGAAACTTGTCAGCCGCAGACTTGAACTTGACCATGGCATCCTCCCGGATGAAACCACCCTTGACCTCGTACACCCGGATCTCGTCCTGGGTCACGGCAATAAAGTCCGGAGTGTAGGTGCAGCGGTGCCCGAGTTTGAAGGTCAACGCCTCAAACTGCCAGTACAGTACGTCATCCATCGCTGACAGCTTGTGCGCGAACTCCTGCTCGGTCTTGTTCATCTTGCCGGGGGTATGGGCGGGCTTTGGCTTGTGTTTCGTCTTGCCCTTAGACCGCTTCTTTGCCCTCTGTGCGCCCGAATTTTTGCCTCCAGGTCCTCTCCCGGACTCAGCCCCACGGACGCCGCTTCGCTTCAAAATTTCGGCGTATTCTTGCTCTGTCACGCGCATATTTACCTCAATGGACACATCAGAATACTGTTACTGCTTACTCCCGGCGGGCACATGATCTCGCCCTCAGCCCACGGATTGTAGTAGCCGGTGCTCTGGCGGATCAGCTGTATTGTGTGGGGCTGAGCCTTGTGTTTTGGCCGTTTCTTCAAGAATTTTTCCGGGCACCCCATCTGCCGCAGCTCATTGCGGACAACCAAGCTGTGTAGGTACCCATTGCAATACTGTCCGATTGCCTGCCGAGACACATTGCACCGCTCAGCCAGTATTGCGTAGGTGATTCCATTCTCCTGCATCCATCGTTTCAGTTCCGTCCTCGCCTCGTATTCACCTGCGTATGGCATCATCCCTCCACGGACATTGCATTCCCGAAAATTCCACCCCGCACCACAGATTGCCCCGGTTGTCGTGCAGGGCCGCACACCATGAGCTTTGCTTCTTGGGGTTTGGGCCGTTGATTGTTTTGCAGTGGTGCCAATGATCACGATTCATTCTTCTGTCTCCACGCCTGGCAATTCGGCAAGTGAGTGCTCATGTATTCAGTGTCCAAGCGTATTTTCTCGCGCTGGTCGCAGGCTGCGCGGGGCGCCCGACATTCGCCTTCAAGCTGTGGCCAGCCATGGCAATCCACACCGATCTCATGCCAGACTGGTTCATATTTGCAGGTTGTGCATGTATGGCTCATATTGCCCCCAAATTTCGTCTTTGCGTCCTAGCCCTTCCATGTATCGGGTTATGCCGTTGTGTCCAAATTTGCAGCTTCAATCCGCTTGTCATTGCCGTTTTTCGACAAATCCTGTCCTTCCTTGGGCCTCACTCCAAACCTATACGGATGAACAGGGCAGTATTCGCCAAAAAGCAACCAGCCGTCACATTCCCGGATGTCGTTGTGTGTCTCCACGCATTGCCGACACATGGCCCGGATTTGTTTCAGTGGTCGGATGCCCTTGACTGACCGGCCCAGACGCAGCTTCCAGAACGGGCAATCCTTGGCAGGGCACAATCTCACTTCCTGTGAGCTGTTACTTACGCACATAAGACAGTGCTTGCGGATTGACTTTAGCGGTGTGAGCTTACTCATGCTTATCTCCCGATTTTTCGATTAAACACACGATCCCGAACACGTCAGCCGCTTCTAAAACGGTGCATCGTCCATAGGCCCCTGCAACGGCCCCGGCGGGTTTGAGTTTTGTGCCTGCTGCTGAGCCTGTGGTTGTTGCTTACCGCCGGATTGCTGGCCCTGGTTGCCCCCGCCCAAGAAAACTACCCGGTGCGCCCGGATCTCGGTTGTGTAGCGGTCCTGGCCCTGTTGATCCTGCCACTTGCGGGTCTGCAAACTACCCTCGACCAGACAAGCCCGGCCTTTTGCCAGGTACTGCCCGCAGTTTTCAGCCTGTTTCCCAAAGACAACGATCCGGTGCCACTCTGTCTTTTCTTGTTGGTTCCCGTCCTGGTCCTTGTACTTTTCACTTGAGGCCAGGGTCATGCTACAGACAGGGGTGCCGTTATTGGCGTACCGGATTTCTGGATCACGTCCGAGATGGCCTGCTACTATTGCTTTGTTGTAAGATGGCATAACGTGCTCCTGTTTTACGCCCCTCTCCGGAGGGGCTTTCTTTTTGGGGTCTAGATTGCGCTAACTGCTTGATTTTGCTAGATTATCAAAGTATGTTCCTGTATCTGCGATGAATCCAAGTTGCGCTTTTCCCAACTTTCCAATCTCCTTGAAGCGTATCTTTTGGACATGCACATCGACTTCCGGCTTGCGCGGATCTTTTCTGTGGATGCAAATACCGTTGTCCGCCTTGTTGTAAAACGCTGCACTGCCTGAAATGTCATACAATCTTGGCACTGGATATGTGCCATCATCTTTACGCTTGAGTTTGGTGGGATGAGCTACAATCCAGACATGGACCTTGTTGAATCTGGCAAACCTGCGGATCTGCCCAAGAGACTCAGATATAAACTCAGTCTCTGACTTATCCGTTGGCCTCCGGTGTTCAAGTTCATTCCACGGGTCCAAAACAATCCCATTAACTCCATGCTTCTCAATCACCCCGCGCATCACCTCCAGGATGGTGCCGATGTTCATGTTTTCGTCTTGGAGTTGGGTAAAAAAGAAGGCATCAGAAACGACCTGTAAGCCGTGCTCTGCCTCTTGCGGGGTCATGCGGGAAGATGTGGGGGTATCGCGGTTGAAAGGTTTGCCGATAAACTTCTCAATCAAGCCTGCGGCATGTCGAGATATGGGCCAGTTTTCGGGAGAGCAAAATGCTATTCGCCATTCGTGGCAGTTGTAGAGATTCACAGCCAGTGCATCCAAAAAAGTTGACTTGCCGCTCCCAGGTATGCCGGTGACAATGGTCATCTCGCACTCGCGGACGGTGTAAAACTGATCCACTTCTGCCCATCCAGTGCTGATCCCAGGTTTTAACCCGGCATGATACAGATTCATTATGGCATCATGCATCTCGTTTGCCCTAAATATGCCGTTGACCTGGCCCTGGCTGTCATAATCCGCAATCACGGATTGATACGCCTGCCATGCGCTAGCAATACGCTCTGGATCTCTGTTGGCAACTTCCCGCGCAAGATCCATCTCCTTGAGCAGCGCGGTCACTTCCCGGTCAATGCGCTCAGCCGAATATCCGGGCAGGTTGTATTTCTCAGTCAGGTCAATCAGAGATACGGCCTTGGATGCCGGTATCAGGTCGGATACTGGCTTGCCTTCAGCCTGTGCCTGCTTGGCGTACTTGATTGCATCGCGGATGATTCCGGTTGTGTGCGTCTCCAGGGAATCCAAGGCATCCAAACTTACTGCATGGCCTGAGAATGTCCTTGAAAAAGCCACCGCTCCGATATGATCAAGCTCATCTCTGCATTGCTGTACGGTTCTGGTGTGCATATCGCCCCTTTAGTAGACCAGGTTTCGCAAATCGTCTGGATCTTCGGCCTCGACCTGGACGGACAGCTCATCATTCCAGCGTTCCTGGTTCAGCCAAGTTTGCGGATGCGGTATAAATTGCCCTCCGTCCCGCCTCCATTGTTCAGACTTCTTGTGCTGTTCCACGATTCGGACAAGCTCATCAGCGCCTGGCCTTGTGCCGTTTAATTTCTTCCATGCCTTAAACGCAGCCCCTTTGCCGACCTTGCGCGGGTATGCTTGCCAGAAACGCTCGAACTCATCTGAGTAGGTCGATGATGTATTATTCTTTTCTTCTTTCTTTACATTCTTGATAGTTGTTAGTTCTTTGTTAGCTCTTTGGTGTAAACTTTGTTGGTCGCTTTGTTGGTCTTGCTGGTAACTCTCCCAATTTATTATCGTTATCAGCCGTCCACTCTTTGTTGATTTGTTTGTTAAAAATTGCCACTTTTCTAATTTTAACAAAGCGGTTCGCACATTCTGGATAGACACGTCTTTGGCGCAGCAATCCCGTATGCTTTCCAGTGAGGTCACGAACTGTCCGGCCTTGCAGGTTATTACCTGTCCGTTCCATTCCCAGGTGTTGCCCTGGTGGCTGGCAAGCAAGAGGCATTGCAGCATGACATCGCGTTGCTTGCTGTTCAGACTACGGTACATGTCTGAACGCTGGATTTTGCGGTACAGCTTTACCCAGCCAGACATGATTACTGTCCTTCCTCTCCGCACATCTCGGCCAGAGGATAACGGTCATGTTCGGCCAGCTCATTGGTTGCCCTGTAGGCAATGGCATCAATGATTGAAGCCCCATTTTGTATGGCCTCAAAGTTTGAACTGATTTGGAAGTCCAGCATTTGAATGTATGGATCTGAGGTTATCAAAAAATCAAAGTCTGACAGTTGGTCACACATGACGTAGACATGGCCTGTTTTGCCGGAAGTGGACCTGATGAATGCCTTGATTATCATGTCCACCTCCGTGCGTTTGGCTTTTCGCCATGCTCAAAGCGTGCTTGCCTCGCTTTTGCATACGAATTTTTTATCTTCTTTGATTTTGGATCTCTGCCAGGGCCAAGATATACCCCCTTTTGGTAAAGTGAAATATTTGTATAGACAGACAATATATGTCCAGCATTTGAGCAGGTTTGCCTTCTTAGACTTAGATTTTCATCAAAATGTGCAGGCCACAAACAAATGTCATTTTCTTTTCCCCCTTCATGCCAAGCCCACAACCTGGGGTCCATCATAGACCCTTCACCGTTATGGACAGGGTTAAAGCTTAATGCCATACAACCATCTTTTAAAAATAATAACGGGACTATCCCCTGTGACACATTTTCGGGAGAGCAAAATAAGCCAACAGGGTTTTCTCCCTCATAGCCAACCTTGGCGAATCCTGGATTACCAAAAAGCAAATAAACTGAATGCTCGGATTGACTACTCAAAAGTTTGCATTTTTCTATTTCCTCTCTTGTTGGAACATTTCCCTTTACCTCTATGTATCCTAAATTTCCCAAATAAAAGTCAGGCAAATACCACTTGCTGTTGCCCAGGTCATATCCCTCTGGTTCATATTCCCACTTGAAACCTACGGAATCGAAAAATACAGCCCATCTGGCCTCTAACCTGCTCCGAAACCGATAGCCATTGTAAACAGTTTCAATCGGCTTGACTTTCTGCGCTTTCTTTCTCATAATATCTCCCAATTCAGGTTAAACTTTCTGAAGGTGGACGGTTCGCCGTCGAGCCCCCGGTTGTTTGGGCAGCCGGGGCTTCTTTTTGTTCACTTTCATTAAACACTTTGTTGCGTTACCTAAACAACTTGTTCACCTCACTAAACAAGCCCCTC